CCTCGCCTTGGCTCTGACATCCTGAAAGCGGCTGGCTGGCTGCGGCTCTTTTGTGTCCTCAGGATGGTGCGAAAGTGCGCTGGATAGGCTGGTGTCGTCATAGTCGACCTTGAACGTTTGTTGACGATCGCAGGGCCGACCACACCGGGCCATTGTTCTCGCGAATCTGGCCCGCTACCTCACTGATCACGATGCGCGCAATCTGGCCGCTCTGATCCATGCTGGTCTGAACTTGAGCGCCAGAATGGTTGTTGATCACTTGCACCTGCAGCACAGATCCACCCGTTCCGACCTTGTCGGCCGGCGTAACGGTGCCGTTTGATGTGGGCATCATGTACTGCGTTCCATTTGAAGCCGTGAACATCTCGGGTCGTCCAGATTCGTTCACACGGTAAAGGCTATCTGCAGATACTGGACCACCGTATAGGCGCCCCCCTCCGTACTGGGCACTTTGAATGGTTGAGATGATGCTGGCGGTGCTGGCCGCCACCGTGGCCATTGCTCCAAGGTTGACCGGAAAAGGAAGTGCTGCAGCCTGGGCAATGCCTTGCTGAATCTTCACAACAGCCTCGGCAATTGCAAATGCCTTTGATGCAGCAAACATAGCCTTGTATGCGGCATTCTGCTTTCCTGCAAACTCCTTGGTTGCATCAGCTAGGGATCCAAACAACTGCACACCACCCTGTAGTAGCTGCTGCTGGGCGGCATATGACTTTTCAACCCTTTGGCGCTCGATATCTGCGAGTGCATCGTTCATCGACTGTTGATTGGCAACGACGGCCTGAGCGTGCAACTGCTCGGAGATCAACTCTTCCGCCAAAGCCTGGTCAAGGGCCGTCTTCTTTTCTGCGTACTTCGCCTTGATCTGATCAGCCGGACTCTGAGCATCGTTGATGATTCCAGCCGCCATGCCGATAGCACGCTTCTGTTCAGCGTCGAACTTATCACGGTCCTCTTGAGCCTTCTTAAGAGATTCGGCCTTGATCTTCACCCGTGCAGTCTCGGCATCAGCCGTGATGAGCGTGATGGCCTTCTCATGCTGCTCTCGGGTGATCTTCCCTTCCTTTAGCAACTCGTCGGCCTTGCGCTTCGCTTCTTCCTCGACAATCGACACCTTTTGCAGGCCATCCACGGCCTTTTCGTTGAGGCCAGCCAAATAGGCATTGGCATCGAACTTCAAGCCCTTCTTTGCTGCACCTGAACCAGGCGGAGCTGTCAGTTTTGAACTCTGAGGCAGGGGGCCAACAAATGGCCCAGGTGCAGCACCAACGCCATCTCGGATCTGCTGCCCGGCGTATGGCTTGTTGCCGATCGCCACAATGTCAGCGTACATCTGCGAAATGATGTCCTTCGACTGGGTTAGCTCACCTCTTGCTGCCGCGGCGGCGGCAGCTGCGAGGCCGCCTATTCCAGTTCCCATTTGGCGAAACCCACGAACGATTGCGTCAGCCGCGTCAACTACGTATGACAGTACTGTTTTCGTGTTGTCGGCCCAGGTGCTGATCTGGTCGTTCTTGCTGAGAGATTTTCCCTCAGTGTTGGCATTGCTGAACTGCACAGCAAGCGAGTCAAGAACCTGCCCAAGGCCCTTTGATACACCAGTCAAAGCAGTGCTTGTTCCAGTCAGCTCATCGAGCTCCTTGTTTGCCCGCTTGGCCGCATCAGACATCACGGCAATAGCACCGGCTACCGTCTGAGGAAACTTCTTGAAGTCCTCATCTATGGTGGTGGCTGCCTTTTGCATCGCAGTGGCCACGACATCAGCCGTGAGTTTTCCTTCCTCGCCCAATTTCTTGAGTGAGCCGACTGGCACGCCAATGGCGTCGGCCATCTTGCGCATCAAGTACGGTGCGGTCTCCATGAGGGAACGCAACTCGTCACCTTGTAGCTTTCCTGACCCCAGGGCCTGACCGAACTGCAGCATGGCAGCCTTGGCTTCCACGGCACTGGCACCAGATACCTTGATGGCCTTCCCGAGCGTCTCGGTTAGCTTCAATGTATCGGCCTGCGTTCCACCCATCGCCTTGATCGACGCGTTCAGGCGGGTAAACACCTCAGCATTTGCTTCAACCGATGTCTGGGTGCGCCGGCTGATCGCCTCAAGCTCAGCCATTGCGGCCGCGCCATCACGCACGCTGCCGGCTGCAACCTGAACGCGAGCGGCAAGCAAACGCATATCATCTGCCGCCTGGGCAGACTTCAAGGTAGCCATGGCCACAGCCAGCAGGCTCACAGCAGAAGCAACCTGCGTGAACTTCAATTTCAAGCCGTCAAGCTCACGGTGCACTACGCGTGTTTCACCGATCATCTTGCCGGTGTCTAGCGTAACGTCGTAGTAAATGCTGCCTACTTGTTCAGCCACGCTGCTGCTCCTTCAGCATGGCCATGGCGGCCATGTATTCCTCGCGAGTTGGCACATCCTTGGCGCCACCATTCGCGACCTCAGGGAACTTCATTTCGAGCATGGTCTGAAACTCGGTCATGCTCAAGCCTTCAGCGTCTGCGCTGGATAGGCCCAGATGAACACGAGCTGCGCTGATGTACTCGGCCGCCTCGAAGCGCGAAGAGAACTTGCCATCGCCGACGGTACCTGGCCTAGCCTTTCCGATGATCCCGTGCCGCATCAGGTGCTTGGCGATGATGACCCGCTCTGCATCGGGCATGGCGCCGGGATGCTGGCCATCCTGATCCAGCCATCCAAGCATTGGCGTCACATCCTCCTGATCGCACAGGCAAGCCAGGATGTAGGTGGCCGTTGCAACCGCCTTGGGCCCGTGCAGGTCGGCGTACAGCGTGACGATCTCTTCGGGGCCCCCAAGGCCCGCGATGCGGCCCAACGACGGCGTGAAGGTGAATTCACTGCCGTCGCTTGCGGTAGCCCGCACGAAGCCGCATTGAACCAGCATCAGAGGTCGAACAGTTGCGCGGTCAAGGTAGCGGCGCCCAGCAGGTGCACAACGCCCTGGCAGTACGCGCTGATGGTGCTCAGGACAACAGCCTTGCTCGCGCCGGCTGCAACCGTGATGGCCAGGCCAGCGGCGACAGAGACAGCACCCACACCAGGCGCTTGCACGGTCGTGCCTGTGCTGCCATCGATGGTGCATGTCAGGCTGCCGCCCGTGGTGTTGGTCAGCACCAGCAGTTGCTTCTTGTGGGGGTTGAAGGTGATGGTGTCGTCAGCGCTGAGAACAGTGCCGGTGGACGTGAATGCGCCGACTTGCGAGGCGTCGAGAGATGCGATAGCGGCCATGGTTGGCTACTCCTTAGGCTGGGGTAAAGGTAACGGCACCGTTCGATGCTGCGGAGGTATCCCACGTGACAGCATCAGCGTGAGGGGCGGCGCTCTTCCAGCTGTCGAAGATGAACGGGCCTTCAGTCACGCCGTCAGGCGCAGTCTGGCGAATCCATGCCTTCGGCTGGTTGTTCGTCGTGGATCCAGGATTGAAGACGTGCGCCTTCAGCTCGGCCTGGTTGTAAATGGCGTCTGTGTAGGAGACACCATTGCCACTGAATGTGGCCTCCTTGAACGTGACGAGGTTCGTCTTGGTGAACTGAGGCGACATGTCTGCTGTCGTGTCGGCCTTGTCCCACTTCACCTCAATACCCTTGTCCCGCATCATGCCCAATGTCTTGTAGACCAGGGTGGCGGGGTTGGCGTTTTCATCCGCGATCGCAAACTCGATCAATACGTCGCGGCCGGTAAATGCACCCATGTGCTTCTCCTTCAGGTGGTGATTGCCGAGATGGCGATTTCAAAGACTGGCCTGCCATCATTGGTAGGCACAAATACCGGCTCTCCCGGCTGCAAGAACACCAGGCCCCCACTACTGGAGCGCATGGCATCAATGACTTCTTCGGCGGACTGCGAGATGGCCGTGGCATCGTCACCGTCCTTACCGATCAGCGACAGCGTGAACTGCGGACGTCGAACAAGCTCGACCCGTGGTCCACCTGCAGGCTTGATCACCGCATAGCGGTCTTCTGCAATGTCACCAACCCACTTCCCGTACTGGATACGCCAGTTGGGCAGGATGGGAGCAATGAACGCGCGGATGCTGTCGACGGCGCTCATGTCTTGATGCTCCCCTTGATCACCGCGCGAATGTTCGGCTCGGCGTTCTCAAAGCCTTTGCGCAAGAACTCCTTTTCAGCCGAAGCGCGGCGGAAGTTCTGCGGGTGATCAGGGTCATGCACCGGCTGCGCGTAGGCTGCCGTGTAGCCAACCGTCCCCACGATTCGATCTCCATCAGACTGAACATCTCTGAATTGCGAGTTGATCAGCGTGCTGGTGTCAATGGGCGTCATCACTGCGGCTTCGCTGGCACCCAGGATCAGGGCCTGAGTCATGCCACGCGCTGCATTACGCTGCACAGCTGACGTGAACTCTGGCAGGCGGTTTGTGATCTTCACGGTCATGTGGCCACCTCGAAGTCATCGGCCTTGCCATCCATGTCCGCGTAGCGCGTCACCGCACGAACCTCCGAAGCCTCGGCTTCCAGCGGATTGGCCAGCACGCTCTCTCCAAGCAGAACGCGATCACCCTGCGAGATGTCGCTCTTCTCCGTGTAGATAACCTGGCGAGTCACAAACTCGATACCCTTGCTGTCCGTCATCCGGACAGACTTTCCGATGTAGTCGCAATCAAACACGACAGGCGCGCCAAAGGTCTGCGCACCAGTCCAGTCATCACGCCCCGTCAAGGGCCAGTGAGTGGCTTTGTGCGTGTAGGACCAGGCTGCTGC